TGCTGATTTATCTTTTCAAAACGTAACTCTTACTGCAAGAGGTGCTTTAATCTACAACACAACAACTGACGGTGGATCAAACACTACTGACGCTGTTGCTGTATTAGATTTCGGTGGTGATAAGACTGCAACTTCTGGAACATTTACGATTCAGTTTCCTGCATTCACAACATCTGCTGCAATTTTAAGATTAGCATAATAATTATGGGAGCCCGATCTAGTGTCATTCACAACTTTTACTGTTACAGTATCTAACCCTGGATCGGGTAACAAATATTATATAGATGGAGCTTTACAAGCTACTGTCCCTTTAGCTTATGGAGCTACATATCGTTTTGATCAATCAGATTCTTCAAACGCAAATCATCCCTTACGATTTTCATTAACTTCTGATGGAACACACAACTCTGGATCAGAGTATACAACTGGTGTAACTTATGTTGGAACTCCAGGTCAAGCTGGAGCTTACACACAATTTTTTGTAACAGAAGTTGGCCCTCCAGCAACGATGTATTACTATTGTTCAAACCATCCAGGCATGGGTGGAGCTGCAAATCTAACAGCAAATTCTTGGGGTGGTTTATCTTGGGGTAGTGGTCCTTGGAGTGATCAAGGTCAAATCGATTTATCAGCTACAGGACAATCATTAACTTCAAGTATTGGAAGTTTACAATCAGTAACAGCAGATGCTAATGTATCTCCAAGTGGTATTCAATTAACTTCATCACAAGGAACATCAGCAGGAGGAACTTCTGCATTAGTGCAAGTCACAGGAAATTTAGAGTCTTTAGGTGTAGGTCAAGTAGTTTCTGGTATAGGAGCTCTTACTACGGGTATTCAAGCAAGCTTTAGCATAGGACAAATAGCAATCGATGGAGATTTATTAACTGGAGAAGGTTGGGGTAGAGGAGAATGGGGAGAGTTTGCATGGGGAGATAATTTCTCAGTTCAAGTAACAGGGCAATCGTTAACTTCATCTATAGGAGATGAAACTGCATTTACGGACGGTACTGTTCCAGTTACCGGATCACAAATAGATTCTACTTTTGGTAATTTCTCAATTATAAGTGACGTAGGAATAACAGTTTTTGCATCGGAAGATCAACTTGATTTTACAATTGGAACATTGAGTTTTGATGCGGATGCAAATGTGACAGTGTCTGGAGTATCCATGACATCCTCACAAGGAACTACTGTAGGTGGCTTAAAAACTCCTGTTGATGTAACAGGTATACAAGGCACTTTAAGCCAGGGTAATATTTCACTTGAGCAAACCACTATAGAACCTGTAACAGGAATTTCAGCTACTATGTCTCTTGGAACCCATGCTGAAATACCAGGTCAAATAATAGGTATTTCAGGATTATCAATTACATCAGCTTTGGGAGAAGAAGGGCCAATAACAGGAGACGCAACGGTCATTCCTACAGGTCTACAATTGACAGGATCTATTGGAACTCCAAATATAACTGCGTGGTCTGAGATAGATTTGGGTGTATCTAATACGTGGACAGTGGTTGATTTGGCTGCTTGATTCATGTAAAATATTAAATTATTAAGGAGAATTTTTTATGGCATCAAGTTATTCAAGTGATCTTAAACTAGAACTTATGGTAACCGGTGAAAACGCTGGTACATGGGGTGATAAAACAAACACAAATTTAAATCTTATTCAACAAGCAGTTGCTGGTTTTGAACAAGTAACTTTATCAAGTGGTGGAACTCTTGCTCTTGTAATGAGTGATGGTGCTGCATCGAATGCAAGAAACATGGTTATCAAATTTGCTACTGCAACAATTGCAGCGAGCACAGTTTGTACAATACCAGATTCAATAGAAAAATTTTATATTTTTGATGCAACAGGTTTAACAAATCCTACAAATCTTACAATTAAAACTGCATCAGGATCAGGCTTTACTTTAGACCAAGCAAAAATTTACGCAGCATACTCTGATGGAACAAACTTAAAAGAAATTTCATTAGACACTTTAGGTGGAACAGTTGCTGCTGCAAATATTTCAGGAACTATTGCGACTTCGCAAATTGCAGACGATGCTGTAACTTCAGCAAAAATTGCTGATGATGCAGTTGTCACTGCTGCGATTGCAGACGATGCTGTTGCGACAGCTAACATAGCTGACGATGCTGTAACTGCAGCCAAACTTGCAGACACCACAGTAACTGCAGGATCATACACAGCTGCTGCGATTACTGTAGATGCACAAGGAAGATTAACGGCAGCCTCTTCAGGAGCTGCTGGTGCAGGAGGTTTTGTTCTTCAAGGTGCTGCAGCTGGTCCAGCTTCAGGAACTTTTACTGCGAATGGATCTAAATACCTAGCTTACGGTGTCTCAGGCGGAGGTGGCGGAGGCGGTAACAATCAATATGGAAATAACTCTAATCCCGGAGGAAATAGTGCTTTTGGAGTATACTCAGGTCCTATCTCAGCACCTTTTTCACAACCTTATTCTGTTGGGGGAGCTGGAAGCCCAGGGGGCGGTGGTGGAAATTTCCAAGCAGCAACTGCAGGAGGTGCAACAAGTATCGCTAATTTATTTAACTTAAATGGCGGTGGTGGCGGAAGTCCAGGAAACAACCCTTCAAGTCCCGCAACTGCAGGCACAGCTTCAAATACAGGTTTGATATATCAAGGCACTGGAGGAAGTAACAATTTAACTTCAGGTAACATGATGTTTATTTCACAAAGATTTGGAAACTATGGTAACAGAGGACAACCTGGTCAAAACTATCCTGGTCAAGGAGGAGGTCCTGGTTTCTTAGCATTTTTTGATAATACAGGGAGTTAATATTTATGGCGCATTATATTATTTTTGATAAAGATGGTGGTATGGTAGGCTTAGCTAAAACAGAAAGTCTTAGAGATCATTTTGTAAATCATTACGAAAACGCACAAGCAAGAGAAATAACTGAAGATAAATGGGTTTCAGCTAGTCAAGACACAATTACATTGATGCTAGTGAACGGTAATATAGATGAGTTACCAAATCAAATTTATGATTCAAATAGAGAAGGTGAGTCTGATGAACAAAAAAATCAAAGATGGATAGATACTTTCAATGCTGAAGTTGCTAATCAAATTCAATTATGTGAAGATTATTTAAGTGGCATTACTGATGCTGATTGGCAGAGTTATCTAGATAATCTTAAATCAGTAGATGTAGCATCAGTCACTTTTCCAATTGACAGTTTTCAAAAATGGTTTAATAGTCAAAGTGGTTTTTCTCAAAAGTCAATATGGGAATTACCATAATGACTAATGAAACATATTAAATTTTCTTGCCATCCTGATTTAGTAGAAGAAAAAGAAATACACCCTATTCCAGCAACTAAAAGCGTGCCTGAATGGTACAAAAAGATACCTAAATTTCAAAATCAAATGAGTAGGGATTTGACTATAAAAAGTTGTGTGCCTGTATTAGATTCCATAACTGCTGGGTATTTATTAAGGATGCCCCAAGATATGGAACTTCAACATAATGTTTGGATTGAAGAGCAGAAAAAATATGTAACATATATTGGTTTTGCACAGAGAGACAGTATGGGCTTAGAACATGTAAACTATAATGTTCAATTAGATGCTGAGGAGCATCCTAATATACAAGTAGGAGGACCTGATGGTTTTTATTCTAAAAAACATAGAGGTATGGGTATACCAAAAATATTAAACCCATTTAAAATACAAACCTCACCAGGATATTCTTGTCTTTTTATACCACCAATGCATAGAGAAGAAGACTATTTTCATATCATGCCTGGTATAGTAGATACAGATAATTTTCCCATGACAGTTAACTTTCCGTTTATTTTAAATACTGATAAATATAAAAAAATAAATACAGTTGTAAAAATAGGTACACCTTATGTTCAGGTTATTCCTTTTAAAAGAGATAGTTGGCAAATGAGTGTTGGTGTTACAGAACCAAATGAAATGAAAAAGAAAAGTTTTTTACATAAATTAAGAATGTTTGATATATACAAAAGTAAATGGTGGAACAAAAAATCGTACAAATAAAACAAAACCAACTTGAAAACTATGTTGGTGTAATTGATAGTGCAGACCTTGCAGGAGTTAGTAAGGCACTTGTAAATGTATGTAATAAGTATTCTCACAAGTTTAAAGATGGTGAAGTTGTTGGTACTAGTCCCGATACAAAAATAAACAAAGAAATTAGAAATGTAAAAACTTGGTTATTAGGAGAAGATTATGAAGATGTTTGTGATATTCATTGGTCACATTATTTGACTAATTCTTTAAGAAATTGTTTTCAAATTTATGCTTCAAAAATAAAAGAACCTTTAGATTTGACTGTCAAAGAAGTAAATATTTTAAAATATAGTGTTGGGGGACATTATAAAGTTCACACAGATCATCACTGGTCTGTACCAAGAACTTTGAGTTTTATTATTTTTGTAAATGATGATTATGAAGGTGGAAATTTAGAATTTCTATTGCCTGATGAGAGTAATATATTTACTGTAGAAAAGAAAAAAGGAAGAGTTGTAGTTTTTCCTAGTAATTTTTTATATCGTCATCGTGTAGTTCCTATTACAAAAGGAGAAAGAATATCAGTAGTGGGTTGGATGTTATAATGAATCAATTTAAATATAAACACATACCAAATTTTTTAAATGAAAAAGAGTGTGAACTTTTTTACAATTATACAAAAATAAAACATTTAACAAACACCTCTAGTTTTGAATCTCCTGTTGATAGTAATATGCCTTTTGCAACAGCGGATACTTATTTTTATGGTGACGCAATGACAGAGTCTTTGTTATTAGTTAAACAACCGATTATAGAAAAAGAGGTTGGTTTAGAGCTTTTACCTACATATTCTTATTGGAGAATGTATACTTATGGTGCTTCTCTTCCTAAACATAGTGATAGACCATCTTGTGAAATAAGTGCTACTATAAATTTATCTGAATACGATGAATGGCCAATATTTATGGATGGCAATAAAATTTTTTTAAAACAAGGGGACGCTTGTATATATAAAGGTTGTGAAGTAGAACATTATAGAGAAACTTTAGAAGGTAATCATCAAGCTCAAGTGTTTTTGCATTATGTAGATAAAAATGGTAGTAATAAAGATTATAAGTATGATAAAAGACCTTACTTAGGATTTGTAAAATAAATATGAAATTTGAACACGAAGAAACAGGTTTAAAAATAAAATTTACTTGGAAAGAAATTTTTAGAATATTATTAAGAAAACATATAAAATTTGAAAAGAAAAGCACATATATGTTTTATACACATTTTATGCACATGATTTCTGATGCCATGTGTAAATATGGAGACGGTAATAAACACGGTAAAATTACACCAAATGATATAATAAAAACCAAGTAGGCTTACAAATAGCTATTTAATATTATATAATAGGGCATGCCATTAACAAAAGTAGATATAGCCCCAGGATTCAATAAACAAGTCACACAAACAGGAGCAGAAGGAAAGTGGACTGACGGTGACTTTGTAAGATTTAGATATGGACTACCTGAAAAAATAGGTGGGTGGGAACAAATTCTTGAATCAACTTTAATTGGTGCAGCTAGAGAACAATTTGTTTGGGCTGATCTAGATGGCAGAAAATATGCTGCAATAGGAACTAATAAAGTATTAGTTATTTATTATGAGGGATCATTTTTTGATATTACTCCTCTAGGCACAGCTTTGACTGGTTGTACTTTTGACACTGTTAATACTTCAACAACAGTAACTGTAAATAAACCAGCTCATGGTCTAGAACCAGGAGATATATTTATTTTTTCTTCTGTAACACCTCCATCAGGAGCTGGATACTCAGGCACAGATTTTACAACTAATCCCTTCCAAGTTGTTACTGTTCCTGGTAGTGATGAATTTACAATTACAATGGCTAGCGCAGCAGGGACAACGGTCAACGGATCAGGATCTGCTACAGTTACTCCGTATATTAAACCTGGTGCTTTAAGTTCAACGTTTGGTTTTGGTTGGGGCACAGGATTATGGGGAGGTGGTCAACAAGTATTCAGCACTTTAAACGGAGCCTTATTAGATGACACTGCTGGAACTGGTGGATCAGGAACATCAATTACCTTAGCCTCTACTACAGGGTTTCCGAGCACAGGAACAATAAAAGTGGGGGCAGAATTTATTTCATATACCGGCATTTCATCTAACGATCTCACTGGAATTACGAGAGAAGCTGCCGGAACAAGAACTGCTCATTCTAGTGGCGCGGGTGTTGAAGTATTTACTGGGTGGGGTATTGAATCATTATCTCAAACTTTAACAACGGATCCTGCGTCTTGGTCACTAGATAATTTTGGTGAACAACTAATTGCCACTATAAAAAACGGCCAATCTTTTTCTTGGAATCCAATTAATTCTAATTCTAATGCTTTAAATACAAGGGCAGCAATAATATCAAATGCACCAACTGCTTCAGTCATGTCTTTAGTTTCAGATAGAGACAGGCATTTAGTTATGTTAGGAACCGAAACAACAATTGGAACTCAAGGAACACAAGACAAAATGTTTATAAGATTTTCAGATCAAGAAAATATTTCTGATTACACACCAACATCAGTAAATACTGCAGGAACTTTTAGATTAGACTCAGGAACAAAAATTGTAGGAGCGGTGAAAGGAAAAGACTATACTTTTATTTTGACCGATAACGCAGCTTACGTAATGCAATTTGTTGGTCCGCCATTTACATTTTCAATAAGACAAGTAGGTTCTAACTGTGGATGTATTGGGCAACATGCTATGAAATACGTAAATGGTATAGTTTATTGGATGGGAGAATCTGGTGGTTTCTTTGTTTTTGATGGTACTGTTAAATCTCTACCATGTGCTGTCGAAGATTTTGTTTTTACCACTAAAAACGGCACCAATTTAGGTATTAATTATTCTGCAGGTGAAAATGTATATGTAGGTTTAAATCATTTATATGAAGAAATATGTTGGTATTATCCACAAGCTACATCAAGTTTCAACGATAGATACGTTTGTTATAATTACCAAGATAATACTTGGGTAACAGGATCTTTATCAAGAACTACTTGGGTTGATGCTAATCTTTATGAGAATCCATATGCTACAGAATATAATTCTACAGGATTGCCAACTTTTCCAACAGTACAAGGAGTTACTAATATTAATGGATCAACAAAATATTTTGAACACGAAAAAGGTGTGGATGAGGTAGACACAGCAGGTAACAAAACTGCTATTCCAGCCTTCATAGAATCAGGAGATTTTAGTTTAAACCCTGACGGAACAAATGGAGAGTTTTTTATGAGTATGAGAAGATTTGTTCCTGATTTCAAAACTATTCAAGGCAATGCTCAAGTAACAATTTTGCTTAGGGATTTCCCTAGTGATACTGAAGTATCGTCTCCATTAGGACCGTTCACGGTCACCGGATCAACACAAAAGGTGGATACTAGAGCAAGAGCAAGATTTGCTAGTTTAAAAATCGCTAATACTAGTACAGATGAAAATTGGAGATTCGGAACTTTTAGAGCAGATGTTCAACTTGATGGAATGAGGGGTTAATGGAACAATTAAAATCAATGGGTATAGAACCTTTACTTCCTAAAGAAGAGATGCCAATTCCTGATTTTGGAAAAGTTGCAGAAAACGTAATAAAAAATAAAGCGTTAGATTATGCAGCTGGAAAATTAGGTATTAATCAAGCTGTGGCTTCTGGACTTGTAGGTTTGTTAGGAATGGGTGCAAATGTTTTTCCTCCTCTTGCAGCAGCATCAGCTTTGACAGGAAGATCTTTAGGTATATCAGAATATTTAGCAAACAAACGTGCTCAGAAAGCTATTCAAAAAAATATTCAAAATGATCCACAGGGAAGTGCTACCACATATCCTACAGGTATTATGCAAATGCAACCTACAAATCAGGAAGACAGACGAGGTGGTCAGTATAATCAACCATCAACACCTTCTCAAAGTTATTCAGCACCCCAACAAACTGCAGGCCCTGGAGGACTTCATAATTATGGCTAGAGTTGATATTGTTATACCTGAACCTACACCAAAGTATACTGAAGAAAACCAAAGACAGGTAACTCAGTCTTTACGAACGATGCAAGATAAGTTAAATACTTCTTATCAACAAGAACTTAAAAATGAACAAGATGCTTTTAATTACTTTTTATCATGA